AAGGAGACTAAATGATTTACAAATGGATTGCAACAATAAGTTTTTTATTTGCAGCTCTTCTTCTATCAAGTAATATTGACGAGTCTCGTATAGGGTTCGTCATTTTTCTTTATGGGCATACCATACTTGCATTTCACTTCTGGTTTAAAGAGAGGGACTATCCTATGTTCACTAACAATGTCATGTTTCTATTCGTAGACATGTATGGAATTAAACAATGGTTCTTCTAGAGTTAATCTTATTCTTTGCATTCATATATGCAATTCCAATACTACTCTTAGTACTATGGAACAATGAACGCCCGTAGCTCATCTGGATAGAGCGTCTGTCTACGAAACAGAAGGTAATAGGTTCGAGTCCTGTCGGGCGTGCCAATTAGGGGGGTAGCTAAAACTGAGAGATGTTTGCTTGCACTACCCTAGTATATTAAATCGAAATTTTTTAGCGAATTGCCTTGACATTACCTACATGTTATGATAGCATGTATATAGAGATTGAGAGAGGAATACATTATGAAAAAAATATATAAGATAGATTATCCAGACGGAGAGATAGAGTATTGGGTGGTTACACTTGTTGAGTTAGTTGCTGAGGTGACAAGACTTAAAGGTTTGAATGTTAATGTGAATTGGAGAGAATATGAGTAATGATTATATGAGTGGTACGGATGCATATCAACTTGCATGTAAGAGTATGAACCATGAACTTGCTAATAAGTATGCAGAATACTATACAAAGAAAACTCGACAGATTAAACGTAATCGTCTACAGAATTCTTATGTCGATAGTGGACGTAACAAGGTATATCAAAGTGAGTTTGCCACAGAGCGTAAGTTCCCAGACTGTCGTGAGAGTATGACGGAGAAGGAAATCACTAAGTATTACAAAAGGATAGTCAAATCAAAGACTTACCAATCACTGGTAAATAACGGTGGTCAATCGAATCCACCTTTGCGTTTTATGAAGGAAGTGAAGTATAATGTTCGTGTTGCGGGTCAAGCGAGTTATCGGGGAGTTGCACTTCAACCCTCGTGCGGTATGAACAAGTGGGTGGTTCTTCACGAACTAGCACACACCGCTGGACATATGCACCACGATGTAGGATTCCGTCAAACCCTCGTGAAGTTAATCTCACGGTTTCTTGGAACGGAAGTTGCGAAAGAGTTGAAACGTCAGTTTCGTTCTCGCAAAATAAAGATGAGTGTATCCCAGATTATTCAGTCGCCAGAGAAGTGGTTGGATAACTATCGAAAGATGGCTGCGATGCGTGATAAGTCTCATCTAATAAAGGAGATGAAGAAATGTTAGGTCAAGACGAAGCAGGTCTAGAAAATGCGGTCAGCAGCGAAAACATCAGAGAGTACTTTAAAAAACTTCGATACCATGATTGGTACTATGAGTATAGTGATGATTATCGGGTCTGGAGAGAAGGTTCAATAAACTTTAACCTCATACGAGATATGAGTAAAGAGAATGATACCTATATGAAAATGTTTAATGAGTTTATCACTTGGATGAATTCCAAGCGAGAACTACCTACGATTGAGGAATTTATAAATGAAGTTTGAAGATTTAAAATTTACGGAGACTAATATTCCTAAAGGAATACAAGCACTTGTGAAGTTCGGTGAATACGAACTAAGCATTATTAATAATGAATCATCTTACGGTGGTAAGAATGGTGGTACTCTTTATGAGATTGCAGTCTATGATAATAATAACAATATGATTGAAATGCCTGGCATCACTGAAGAAGGGGATACTGTAAAAGGTTTCCTTTGTGAAGAAGGTGTCACTGTCATTATGAAAAAGATGACAACCATCACAGGTGATGACGGTCAAAACCTTATAGATACTATCCCACATTAATGATTATCCTTAGTTGATAATCGCCCTCTAGAGTATAAGTAATATACAAGGAGGGCACTACTATGAAATGGACTAAACCAGTAGCACACGAAATGCGTTTCGGTTTTGAAGTTACAATGTACATAATGAATCGATAAGTAGTTAGCATTCAATCCCTTGTTCGTCTTATAAATAGATGCACAAGGGATTTTTTATATGCAAACATTTTTCGCAGGGCGTGACGGTTTCATCTGGTGGTTTGGTGTAGTAGAGGACAGAAATGACCCTCTTGCACTAGGTCGTGTACGTTGTAGAGTATACGGTTATCACACTGAAGATAAAACTAAACTTCCTACAATCGATTTACCTTGGGCATACTGTGTCCAACCAGCTAACTCAGCATCATCTGGCGGAGTCGGTTCAAGTCCTACTGGGCCAATTGAAGGAACATGGGTAGTTGGATTCTGGAGAGACCCAGACTTTATGCAAGAACCTATGATATTTGGTACATTGCCTGGCATTAACAGTTCTAACGCTGCACCAAGTGGTGAATCCCCACATGACTTTTCCCCAGAACAACAATTAGACCCTCCAACAATTTCATCTAATGTCGCAGTTGCAAATGGAACTACAACATCATTCAGTACGCCCACGAACACTACAGACTCTACAGTCCTAGTAAAAATTAATGGTGTCGTACAATCTCCATCGAACACTGCACCCGAATCTCCTAATAATGTCGAACAACCTCTAGATGATTTCTATGGGGGTGGAACAACTTACACAGCATCTGATTTCCCAAGTGGAAGATTTGGAAGTCAAATTGCAGATAAGATTAATAGACTTGCACCAGAACTTCGTGATAAGTTTGCAAATGGTGTTAAGAAATTTCTATCGTCTAATTCAGCAGATGGTTATGATTGTTCTATCGCACATTCATATAGAACCTTTGCACAACAAAAAGAATTATATCGTAAATACAAATCGGGTGGGCCAAGGGCTGCATCGCCAGGCAGTTCATGGCACAACTACGCATGTGCTATTGACTTGACTATTTACAAAGACGGAAGGTATGACGATGGACGTAGTGGAGTAACCGCATATACTGGACTTGCTCGAGCAGCGTTCTCTTCTTACGGATTAACCAATGATATTGCAAATGACAGTGGACACTTCTATCCTGCCGCATTCGGTAAAGGAGTTGATAGAAGATTGCGTAATGGAACAATTACTGTAGCAGAACTCGCTGCAGAAAAGGGAATTGCATAATGGCATATAAGATTGAAGCAGGAAGAGTTGTATTTGATGAACCACCAGCAAAAGGTACTGAGGTTGAGATTGTTGTTTCGACAACAAATAATCTAGTCGGGTTTAAAGACCCTAATAACTTCTATCCTCGTAGAGTGAATGAAGCAGATACAAACAGACTTGCTGTAAATGATTTAACGAATCAACATCCAGTAGTTAAACACAAACGTGATAGCGTTGATGACTTGACTACTGAACCTAAACCATCTTACAACGCATCTTATCCATTCAATCATGTGAAGGAAACTGAGAGCGGACACATTCAAGAGTTTGATGACACGCCTGGGCATGAACGTATACATGAGTATCATCGTTCTGGAACTTTCTATGAAGTACATCCAGACGGTACAAGAGTTTCAAAGATTGTCGGTGATGGTTATGAGATTGTACATGGCAAGAAAGAAGTTCGGGTTCGTGGTAATGTAAATGTGTTTGTTGATGGTGACGCATCTCTATATGTTCGTGGTAACATGGACGCACAAGTCGATGAAAATTTAAAGTTCAATGTCGGAAAGAATATTGACTTTCATGCTGGTGAGAATATTCGTATGTTCTCTAATCAGTCTATGGAGTTTACAACACAAACGACAATGACACAAACATCTGTTGGTAAGTTCTTACAGCAATCAGTAGATGACATGCAGATAGTAACAAGTGCAAACTTCACTAACTCTGTACTTGGCAATTACGATATGATAATTGACGGAAACTCACTTACGGATATTGCTGGTACACTAGGAACTAACGTCACTGGTAACGTCACATTCAATTCGGAAGGTACATTCACTTCTACAATTACAGGTGCAACTGCACTATACACAGAAGATACTTACACTCTTGCGTCTACTGGTGCAATGGTACAAGATACTGCTGCAACACTGAACATTGGTTCGGGTGGTGCAATGAACTTAGATGGTTCTACTGTAGACTTAAATACCAATGGAAGAAGTGCGGTTACGATTACACCTGTAGTTCCAATTATTCCTCGTGTAACTCCTACACCAGCGGTGATAGGTATTGCGCCCGCACCAACATTCCATGACTCTGGTGATATTGCAAATGGAATTAAGAAGTGGAGTATCAGTATTGATGAATATGACACTGATGGTTTCGTTACAAATATTGAAGCACCTAAAGCTGCGGAAGTACTTTCCCCTCTTTCATTCGTTCCACTTAAAGAAGCAGATACTTTTTACGCAAGTGATGATGAAGAGAAGAGTGAAGATGAATTGAAAGCTGCAGTTGCAGATGGAACAATTAAACCAACCTCATTCTCTGACTATTCTTATAATGCATTGACAGGAAAGATTAATGTGTCTGGTGCATCTCGTAGAGTTATATCACAACCTCGTATTCCAGATGAAGGAGTGGAACATGGTGACCCATTAGATAGTAATTATTCAATAACACCTACTTCATCAACTGCATCGCCTACTGCTGAAACTACACCAGTAGAAAATTATGATGAGGCAGGAGATTACAACGGAAGTGTAAACTACAAACTCCCATTATCCAAATACTATAATCTTGGACAACTATCGAAACATTCTATTGTTGCTAAGTCCGCTATTCCAAAAGGTGGTAACATGGGTAAGAAACAACAAGAGATTATCGATAACCTTAAAACATTGGCAGTCAATGTACTTGACCCAATTAGGGAACAGTATCCTAATGTTATGGTAACAAATGCATTTAGAAATAATCAAGGTGGTTCACAACACAATACAGGTAACGCTGCGGATTTACAATTCTCTGGTGCATCTAAGAAAGAATATTATGACATTGCAATATGGATAAGTGAAAACATTCCACATGACCAATTGTTGTTAGAATATAAAAACACAGGAAGTGGTAATCCTTGGATTCACATTTCATTAAAAGAAAGTGGTAACAGAGCGCAACTTATGACCTTCCATAATCACAGAAGATACGGTGATGTTGGTAAGTTCTATAATCTTGCGTAGGAGAGAGTATGCCAGCAATTAGTCGAGTGGGGTTAGATCAGCATAATGGACATGCATCTCCCACACCAAGCCCTTTTCACCAAACTCCCTATGCGGTTGGTTCTCCAAACGTATCTTGTAACGGAGCTGCGGTTGTTAGAATCGGTGATACTACAGGTTGTGGTGACCCAGCGGTAGGTGGAAGTGGTACGGTTAAGGTTAATGGTTTAGGTGTACACAGGGCAGGCGATGGTACTGGCGGACATGGAAGTTGGGTTGCAAATGCATCTGCTTCTGGTTCTGGTAATACCTCGGCTGGTGGATAATAATAATAAAAGGAAATATATGTGGTACACATTAATAGCAACAATGGTAGTTTTAAATGCTTCAATCATAATGGAAGATAAGATTGAATCTTCTGCTCCAGTTCAATTTGTAAAGAATGCAAACTTTGAACTTGCAGATGATAAATGGGTTTGGGCTCCAATCGTTAACACAAAGGGAGAGTAAAATATGTACGAGTACAGATGTAAGGTAGTAAAGATAATAGACGGCGACACGGTTGATGTAGACATTGACTTAGGTTTCGGTGTGTGGTTGAAGAAAGAACGTATTCGTATGTTTGGAATTGACACACCAGAAAGTCGCACAAGGGATTTAGACGAAAAGAAATATGGACTCATGGCAAAAGAGTTTATCACTAAGTTGTTAGATGATGAAGGTGGTATTGTTCTCAAAACAAGAAAGGACGCAGAAGGTAAATACGGGCGTATCCTTGGAGAGTTATGGAGAACAACTGATTTTGCAGATAAGTCAATTAATGACTATATGATCGAGAAACATCATGCGGTTGCTTATCACGGACAATCGAAAGATGATATCGCAGAACAGCATATTGTTAATCGTGGGTTGGTAGTTCCCTTATAAATAACTGTAGGAGAAAACTATGGCAGTAGCAAACAGTAGAAGTACGAATATTTTTAGGGACATTAGTTTGTCCTTTGCGAGGCATCCTATTACTGGTGACATTGCAAAACTGTCTGACGCTGATGCAGTTAAGAGAAGCGTAAGGAATCTCATCAATACAAATTTTTATGAAAGACCGTTTCATCCAGAGATTGGTTCAGACATTCGTGCTACGTTGTTTGAACCTGTCTCGCCCGCAACAGCAAATCTTCTTGCAAGAAGGGTTGAGGAATGTATAACAAACTTTGAACCTAGAGTTGATTTGTCTAATGTTATTGTACAGGGTGATATTGACCAAAATAGATATGATGTTACGATTGAATTTTATATTGAGAACAGTCCTGTTGAACAACAGACATTAGATATTCATTTGGATAGATTAAGGTAAGAGAGAATAAAATGGCAACTAAACTACAAGTCACAGAGTTAGATTTTGATGATATCAAAAACAACTTAAAGACATATATGAAAAACCAAACGGAGTTTACGGACTATGATTTTGAAGGTTCGGGACTCTCTACTATTATTGATTTGCTTGCATACAATACTCATTACTTAGCAATGAATGCAAACATGGCAGTCAATGAAGCATTCTTGGATACTGCAACTCTTCGTTCTTCCGTTGTCTCTCACGCAAAGACTTTGGGTTACACTCCACGTTCTGTTCGTTCTCCAGTTGCATATGTTGATGTTACTCTCAATTCTTTTGTTGGTGGTTCAGCAACTATATCAAAAGGAACTAAGTTTACTACACAAGTAGATGGTTCTACATATGGATTTGTTGTTAATGGTTCACAAACTGTTTCACCTGTTAATGGGGTTACAAGATTTGTCAATCTTCCAATCTATGAAGGCACACTGGTAACTGCAAAATATACTACTGACAATACAAACCTTGACAAAAAGTATATGATAACTGATGCTCGTGCAGACACAACTACTCTACAAGTTTCAATTCAGAACTCTATTTCAGATGTTACAACAACAACTTATACTCTTGCAACAGATATCTCACAAGTATCTGCTACATCTAATGTTTACTTCTTACAGGAAGTTGAAGATGGGAAGTATGAAGTTTACTTTGGTGATGGTATTATAGGAAGCAAACCATCGGATGGAAACATCGTAATTCTAGAATATATCGTAACAAATAAAGCTGCAGCAAACGGTGCAAGTATTTTTAGTGGAACTTCTGTTAGTGGTGAAACTGATATTACGATTGCAACATTGGTTAGAGCAACTGGCGGTGCAGAAGCAGAAAGTTTAGAATCAATTAAGTATAATGCTCCTCTAGATTATTCATCACAAGGAAGAGCAGTAACAACACAAGATTATAAAACAATCGTACCACAGGTTTATGCTGACACTAAAGCAATTCAAGTATGGGGTGGAGAGGATAATAATCCTCCACGGTATGGACAAGTCTATCTTGCAATAAAAACAAAGTCTGGTGTTGTTTTAACACAGGCACAGAAAGATAGTGTTATTAAATTATTGGATGGTTATAATGTCGCATCTGTTCGCCCAACAATTATTGACCCAGAAACAACAAAACTTAGATTAACTACATTTTTTAAGTTTGATTCAAAGAACACAACTAAAACAGCATCAACACTTGAAACTGCTGTAACGAATGTGTTAACAAATTATAATACTAGCGACTTGGAACAGTTTGATGGTATCTTTAGATTCTCAAAACTTTCACGTTTAATTGATGCAGCTGACAGTTCTATTCTGTCTAACATCACTACGTTAAAGATTGAAAAAACTATTACTCCTCTTATTAATACGTCTGCACAGTATATCTTAGATTTCTCTAATGCTTTATACAATCCACACTCTGGACATAATTCTGTCATGGGTGGTATTGTAACCTCTACTGGATTTACAATTTCGGGAAATGCAAACACAATATATCTAGATGATGATGGTGTTGGTAATATTCGCACATATTATCTTGTTGGTGGTACTACAAGAACTTACTTGAACAGTACAGCAGGAACTATCGATTATGGAACTGGTGTTATTACTATTCCATCATTGACAATTGCAAGCACAACAAATTCTGATGGAACAGTTCAAGTTATTGTCCAACCAAGGTCGAATGACGTTGTTCCAGTTAGAAACCAACTATTGGAAATAGATTTTACAAACACACAAGTAACTGCCGAAGTAGATACAATCGAGTCTGGTGGTTCATCTGCTGGAACTGGTTACACAACTACTTCTTCTTATTAGGGTTTAATAGATGTCGGGAACATATCCTACACTAAAGAATAAAGTATCGCCTCATGTTGAGTCGCAACTTCCAGATTTTGTTCGGGAAGACCATGCTCTATTTTCTTTATTTCTCAAATATTACTATGAGTTTCTTGAAGCAGGAGAGTTAACTCTTACTGGTTCTAATGATTATGTTATTGAAGAAACTCTTACTAATAACTATATTCTAAATGAAACTGACGAAAAAGTTGTTCTTGAATCTTCTGTAGGAAAGTTTATTGCAGGCGAAACAATCACTGGTGCAATCACTGGTGCGACTGCAAAAATACTGGTAGATGACTTTGATAATAATAATAGATTATTCATAACATCTCAGCAATTATTTGAAACGGGCGAAACTGTTACTGGTGCAACTACTGGTGCATCTTCAACTGTATCATCTTATAGAGCAAACCCTGTTCAAAACATTCAACAACTTCTTGCATATGCAGATGTTGACACTACAGTTTATTCTTTCCTTGATAAGTTTAGAGATTCCTTTATGGAAGCATTACCGAATACGGTTGCTGACGGTTTATCTAAAAGAAAATTAATCAAGAATATTAAAGATATGTACTCTGCAAAGGGTACAGAAAAAGGACATAAACTATTCTTCCGAATTCTTTTTGATGAGGAAGCATCAATCATTTATCCTAGAGATAATCTATTACGTCCATCTGATGGTAACTGGTCTACAGACAAAGTTATTCGTATTGTAGAGACAGGAACATCTGACTTCAATAATGCTATCGGAGAAACTATTACTGGTGGCACATCTGGTGCAACAGCAATCATCGCAACTGTTATTAAGTTTAGAGAAGGTGCAACTCAAATTGCTGAATTGAACCTTGATGCAAACTCTGTTAAAGGTACTTTTGTTGCTGGTGAAACAGGAACAACTATTGATCAATCTTTAGATTTAGAAATTTCTGGACAAATTAAAAGTATCGTTGTTGAAGGAATTGTTTCTACTGGTGGTGCATATTATAATACATCTGACCCTGTTCGGGTAACTGGTGGTTCTGGAAATAATGCAGCAACTGCTCGTGTGGAGAATGCTGGTGCTGGTTCTATTGATGAAATTGTAATTGAGTCTGGTGGTACTGGATATAGTATTGGAGAAGAACTTAGATTTGATGTAAGTAATACTGAAGGTAAAGATGTTCGTGCAAAAATTGCTGTCGTGGGTGGTGGATTTGTTCTTGAACAAGCAACTGCACCAGATCATTTTATATCTGAAGATGGTAACTTAATTGTAACTGAAGATAGATTCTATGTTAACCAAGAAGAGACTGTTGGAGAATTAGACCATCTTGTACTAGAAGATGGTGATCAGATTGTTCTTGAAACACAAACCTTCACTAATTTAGGTGTTGCTTCTGAAGCAGGTGAAGTTACTAAAATAAAAATGATTAATAAGGGAAATGGTTTCCTTAAACTTCCTTTGGTACAAGACAGTGCATCATCGACAGGTACAGGTGCAAGTTTATTTGCTGCATCTACAATCACACCTATGGTTGGACATGTTGAAGGTATTTCTATTACTAACTTTGGCTTAGACTATGCGTCTGCTCCAAACTTCACTCTTAATCGAAACATGTTGGTTAAGAATGTAAGTGGTTCGTTTACTGCTGGGGATACGCTGACAAGTCAATCTGGTACAGTTGTTGTCTTTGATCCAACAACAAATATTCTAGAAATTGACAGTGGCGTTGACTTTAATCAAGGTGACACTATTACATCTATAACAGGTGCAACTTGTACAGTTCACCAATCTACTCCATCGTCTGCAACTTCTAGAATTGGTACGGTTGGACAAACGGTTGGTAGTTTTGTAAACGATAAAGGTAAAGCATCTGAATCTGAAATGAAGATTCAAGACTCTAATTATTATCAAGACTATTCTTATGTTGTTCGTATTGGACAATCAATTAATGAGTGGAGAGAAAGTGTAAGACGTTCTGTTCACCCAGCTGGTTGGAATGTATTCGGAGAAGTTTCTTTCTCGACTCTAGTATCTGCAACTATTCAGAATCCTACTGCTGGTTCAGTCGGGGATTACATTGGTGATGATACATATTCACCAGAACTTGCTTCTACATTTACTAACCTGTTTACTACAGTATTTGGTAGACGTTTAGGAACTATAGATGATTCTACTGCAAGAGTTAATGCTGGTGTGGGCGTTGCAGAACCTACAGACTTGACAAGTGGACAAAGAGATGTTACACTAACACGAGATTATACAGTTGTTCTAAGAACTAATCGTGGTTCACACGCATCTGGTAATACACTGGATAATCTTCCTAAGTATGC